AAGATGCCACCACCTTCTAAGTTAGATAAGTGGATAGTGCAGAAGGGATTGGCACCCAAGGACAAGCAGGGTAAGTTCATACCACGCAAAAGCCTGCAGTTCCTGATTGCTCGAAGCATATACAGGAGGGGCATTAAACCGAGTTTGTTTTTCACTAAGGCATTGGAGGGGGCATACAAAAAGCTCCCAGATGAGTTAATAAGTAAGTACGGGTTAGATGCTGAGAAGATGACAACCCAAGCATTGGATGACATAATAAATAGAGTAAATGCCAATAAACGCACGTAGCCCCCATGTGGTGCAGGTGAATAATACATTTCAATCAGGCAGTAAGATTGAGATTGACTTGTGGTACTATACAGGTACACAACCAACCACCCCAACATATACCTTGAGCAAGGGTATCCCTGCAAGTAACAACACCGATACTGCCTACAACATCAGCCCCTATATCAGGGAGTTCCTGCTGCATAAAGTAACAGGCAACAACTACAGCACCAACCAATTCAATACCAGTGAGTATGAGTTCGTGTATATTGAGTACCGTACCTACAGCCTCATTGGTTCAAGCTATGTACTGCAGGCCACTATGAGTGATATCTGCTTTGATGGCTATGGATACTATGAGGAGGGGGTGAACATCAACAGGGGTAACATCCTGCTTGGTAACAACACCACACACTACTATTGGTATGATATCAATAACAACCCGAACAGTAACCCTGCTCACCGTGGTGGGGTGGTGACTGCTAAGGTTAAAGCTAATTGGTACACTGTTCACACCCCCATTGGTGGTTTACCAAGTACCTATACCTTCACAGCTGATGGGGTGTATGACATCAGGAGAGTGGCCAACTACGCAACAGGTAACAAGCTCGAGATATTCAACAACACAGGAGTACTGCAATGGACGGGGTACTTCTATCCTAAGACTGAGTGCAGGTATGAACCTATGACCATTGACTTCATTAACAAGTTCGGTGGATGGCAAAGAGAGTTTTTCTTCAAGGCATCACAGGAGGTGCTTGAGGTGAATAGCACAGCCTACAACCTTATGCCTTCACAGGTGGTTCCTACAATAACAAGTGAAGGGCAGAGGCACGTAATGAATAACAACGGTATACGCAAGTACACTATGAATACAGGATGGGTGGATGAGAGCTACGGGGAGACCATGCAGGAGCTGTTACTCAGTGAGCGTGTGATATGGCAGTCAGGCCAACAAACCCTACCTGTCAAGGTGAATACTAAGACATTGAACAAGCAGAAGAATATCAACAATAAGACTATCAACTACAGCATTGAGATTGAATTGGCTTATGACGTTATCCATAGCATAGTGTAATGAAGAGAGCAGTTAAGGTATACGTTGAGGGGCAGGAGCTTGACCTCTTTGATGATGAGCAGATACAGGTATCTTCCAGTGTGCAGAATGTGTACGATATCAGCAAGAGCAATACCGATATATCACAGTCTTTCACAGTACCTGGTAGCCCAAACAACAACCGTATATTCCAACACTTCTATGAGACGGATGTGGATGGCACCATTGACCATGGGCTACGGAGAGATGGCTTCATTGAGATAGATCTAACTACCTTCAAAAAGGGTAGGATACAATTAGATAAGGCCAATGTTGAGAAGGGTAAGATAAAGAGCTACACCATTACCTTCTATGGTAAGCTCGTTAGTCTCAAGGATTTGTTCGGTGAGGATAAGCTCCAAGACTTGGACCACTCAGGTATCACCCATCAGTACGATTGGACACAAGTGCATGGTAGGATAACGGGTGCAATCACATCGGATGTGCAATACCCCTTGATTAGTTCTAACAGGCTTTGGGAGTACAACGGTACCAACCCTTTGTATACTCCACCGAATTGGTTAACAAATGTAAGCACCAATAACAACATCCATACAGCAGGTGGTGCTATCAATGTACTTACTGAGCTCTTTCCTGCTGTGAGCTTGAATGCCATTATCAACATGATTGCCACTAAGTATGGCATCACTTTCAACAGTACTTTCTTTGGTACTGAGCAATGGAGGGCAGCATACCTGTGGTATAAGAATAGAAATGATGTACAGATAAGCACCCCTGCCAAGTACATTGATTTTGATACATTGATTAACAACGTAACTACTGACATTGATACCTCACAGTATGTAAACTTAAGTCTTAACAGCATCAACCCTCAGTACCAAGCTGGTTTTCCTGCTAACAGTACACACGCTATTTATATTGATATCACAAGTGTTAGCTCTAGTACGGTTACCTATTACGTAGATAGATATGTAAATGGTGTTTTGACAACTACTGTTAACGGTACAAATGGTGACTTAGATGGCAGTACAGGATACCGCATTGTTTATATACATCCAAATGTGGCAGGGTTGAATGATACAGTACTATTTAAGGTACGTGCTGATGCCGCATTGAGCATTGATATGCAGGTGAAATATCAGTTCAAAACAAGTTACAGTGAGTACACCTGTGTAACTCAAAATTTAATACAGGACCTTAACCTTGAGACCTGTGCTCCTGATATGAAAATAGCTGATTTCTTTAGCGGTATTCTCAAGGAGTTCAACATGGTAGTTGAGAATACAGGAGACAATGAGTACACGGTAGAGCCATTACTTGATTGGTATGCATATGGACAAGTATATGACATCACCACAGCTACTGACTTTGATTCCTTTGAGATTGCCAAGGTACCACTATACAAAAAGATATCCTTCAAATACCAACCGAGTGAGAGTACAATGAATAAGTACTACCTCCAACAATGGCAGAAGGAGTACGGAGATACCGAGCACCTATACCCATACGATGGTGGTGAGTACAATATCCAGGTACCATTTGAAAACCTGATGTTTAACCAATATGATCACTCGGGTGCACCAACAGGATTGCAGGTAGGATTCGCACTCAACAGTGCACTTGCTCCCTATGTACCCAAGCCATGTATCCTGTACCGGTATGGAGTGGTGACAGGATTGCCTCATCACATTGTTTTTAAGGATGGGGTAAGCAGTTCATCTAATGATACTCAATACGTGATGTTTGGGCAGGACTATACCCACAGCACAACGGGGATACAATACAGTTTGAATTTTGCACCCGAGACAAGTACCTACCACAGGTATGCCATACAGCTTGGTATATTCGGTAAGTACTACTTCCAATATCTGTATAACCTGTACAGTCTTAAGAACAGGATAACAACAGTGAAGGCAGTACTACCCCTCAGCATCCTGTCTAAACTTAGGCTCAATGACAGGGTAGTGATACGAGACAAGCGGTATATCATTAACGATATGCAAACTAACCTAACAACAGGACAGGCAACATTAAGACTGCTCAATGACTTCATGCCTGTTGGTCCTGATAACATACCACCCGACCCAACACCAGAAGAATGATAATACAGAACATAGTAAAAATGCTGAGCCTAACTGAGCACTATGCCAAGAGTGAGCTCATTGAATTAGCCAAAGGTAAGTACGCATTGGAGAACACTGCCAAGAGGGTGTACAAACAAGCAATGCGTGAGTTATATATGAAGAGACATGGCAGAAACAAGGGTAGTTAATTTAGAGGTCAAGGATAACACCAAGAGCCTCAAGGCACAGCTCAAGGAGGCACAGATGGAAGTGCAGACCTTGGCTGATAAGTATGGTGCTACATCCGTACAGGCTAAGGAGGCAGCCAAGAGAGCGGCTGACCTTAAGGATAGGATTGGTGATGCCAAGGCATTGACCGATGCCTACAACCCCGATGCTAAGTTCAAGGCCTTCGGTGCTGCACTAACAGGTGTGGCAGGTGGATTCTCTGCTGTTACAGGAGCCATGGGATTGCTTGGCACTGAGAGTGAGGATGTACAGAAGGCAATGCTTAGAGTGCAGAGTGCTATGGCCATTACATCAGGACTCAATGCACTTGGTGAGGCTAAGGATAGCTTTAAGAATGTAGGTGCACAGGTCAAGGATTTAGCTGTTAAGTTAGGTATTCTCAAGGTGGTTAAGGATACGGATACAGCATCTACCACAGCCAATGCTGCAGCTCAAGGTGCTAATGTTGTAGCTACCGAGGCACAGATAGCGGCCAATGGTCAAGCGGCAGCAAGTTACAAGGCCGTAGGGGTGAGTGGTAAGACTGCCTTCAATGGTATCAAGGGTGCAATGGCTGCCACAGGTATTGGTGCCTTGGTTGTTGCACTTGGTTTGATTGTCGCATATTGGGATGATATTAAGGCTGCTGTAAGTGGTGTATCCAAAGAGCAGAATAACCTCATTGAGCAGGATAAGAAAAGGGCTGAATTAGCTGAGAAGAGCGTGCAGTCATTTGACCTGGAAGCCAAGGCATTGAAGCTTGCAGGCAAGAGTGAGAAAGAGATTAACCTGCTTAGGATTGACAGGTTGAAAAAGGCAGTACTTGCACAGGAGCAGTACATTGCTGATATGCAGGTACGTAAGAAAATGGAGATAGAGGGGGAGAAGAGAAACCTCAACATCCTTAAGAATGTAGCCCGTGCAGGTATTGAGTTAGGTACCTATACTCTTAGGCTCTTAGCACTACCCATTG